AATGCTATATACAATAAAGTTTTTAAAAGAAAAATGTATTCAGCAATAGAAATAACAATAATTATTTCATTAATTTTAACTGTTGTTTTATTAATTAAATTGATTATTAAAAAGAATAAATAAATATACAATTTATACATATAAAAAATGGAAAAAATAAAAATTGAATATATCCCAATAAATGAAATAATTCCATATTCTAAAAATCCAAGAAAAAATGAGAAAACAGTAGATATTGTTGCAAAATCTATAAAAGAATTTGGTTTTAAGAATCCAATAATTTTAGATAAAAATAATGAAATAGTAGCTGGTCACACAAGATTAAAAGCAGCAATCAAATTGGGACTAACAGAAGTTCCAATAATCTGGGCAGACGATTTAACAGAGAGCCAAGTAAAAGCATATCGAATAATGGATAATAAATCAATGGAATATGCTGAATGGGACTTTGAATTATTAAAAACCGAATTAATAGAATTAAGGGATTTAAATTTTGATTTGGATTTAACAGGACTCCACGAAGTAGAATTAGATAAATTAATACCAGACAATTTAGAAGAGCCAGAATTGCCAGATGTAACTAAACCAAAATATAATGTAAAATTAGGGGACATATACCAATTAGGAAATCATAGACTAATGTGTGGTGACGCAACTAATGAACAATCAGTGACGCAACTAATGAACAATCAGAGGGTAATATTGATGGTAACGGATCCGCCATATGGTATTAATTATGATGCCAATCGGAGAAATGAAACTGGGGTTTTTGAAGGTAATAGAAGTATTGGGAAAGTATATAATGATAATAGAGCTGATTGGACAGAGGCATATATTTTATTTAAGGGAGATATTGCATATATTTATCATGCAGGAGTTAAGTCTGGAGAAGTGCAATCAAGCATAGAACGTGCAGGATTTCATATAGTTAGTCAAATAATTTGGGTTAAACCCCACTTTGCTTTTTCAAGAAACGATTATCACGGTGCACATGAACCGATTTATTATGCCGTGAGAAAAGGTAAAAATCATAACTGGCAAGGAAGTAGAAAGGAAACCACTATTTGGGAAATAGCTGGAATGAATCCGATGGGAGGATCTAAAGATCCCGCTGATGAAAAATCAGGGCATAGTACACAAAAACCAATAGAATGTATGAAAAGACCAATTAAAAACAATTCTAAAGAAGGAGATATAGTTTATGACCCGTTTGGGGGTTCTGGAAGCACACTTATAGCTTGTGAACAAACAAATAGAATATGTTATATGATGGAGATTGACCCATTATATTGTTCAGTAATCATAGAACGCTGGGAAAAATTTACTGGAAAAACAACGGTTAAATTATAAATATAAAACAATATTAAATAATATCAAAAATGTGGAAAATAAGACCAAATAAATTTTTAAAGGCATGTAAAGATTCAGCAGGAATAAGAAGTATTATCGCCAAAAAACTAGATTGCAATCCATGTAATTTAACTCAATGGCTCAAAAGAAACCCAGAATTTCTTAAATATATTGAAGAAGAACAACTTAAAGTAGTAGATAAATCTGAAGCGGTAATAATTCAAGACATAAATAACAATAATGTTGAAACAGCCAAATGGTTTTTAACCAAATCTAAAATGGGTAGAGAAAGGGGATATGGAGAAAAAATAGAACATGAAAACTCATTCAAAGGAGATAATATTAAATTAATAATTGAACGTTATAATGGAAATTCGAGTACAACTAAGCCGGAAGCAGGAAACAGCGTTTAATTATTTAATAGACAACGAAACAACAGAGCTGTTTTATGGAGGGGGGGCAGGAGGAGGGAAATCCTTTCTTGGTTGTTTTTGGCTTGTTTACTGTTGTTTAAAATATCCTGGAACAAGATATTTATTAGGTAGAGCAAAACTTAAAACATTAAAAGAATCAACACTTCTAACTTTATTCAATGTTATAAAAATATTCAATCTTAAACGAGATAAAGATTGGACAATGAATATGATGGAGGGAGCAATTCATTTTAGAAATGAATCCTCTATTTATTTAAAAGACTTATTCTTATATCCAACTGACCCAGAATTTGATAGCTTAGGTTCAACAGAATACACTGGGGCGTTTGTTGATGAAGTTTCAGAAATAACAAAAAAAGCTAAAGATATAGTCGCTTCAAGGATTAGGTATAAGCTAGATGAATATCAATTAATACCAAAACTATTATTAGCAAGCAATCCATCTAAAGGATGGGCATATCAAGACTTTTATAGGCCCGCAATAGAAAATAGATTATTAAATCATAGAAAATTTGTCCCGGCTTTAGTAGGAGATAATCCATTTATGACTATTCACTACCAGGAAAACCTATTAAAGCTAAATGAGAAATCAAAGCAAAGACTATTGTATGGTAATTGGGAATATGATGATGATCCTAGTTCTTTATTTGAATATAATGATATACTATATTTATTTGAAAATGCTTTAATCGAACAAGGTAAAAATTATTATATTTCGTGTGATGTTGCTAGATTGGGAGATGATAAAACAGTAATATGTGTCTGGAGGGGATTGGTTATAATTGAGTTAATTGAACGAAGCAAGCAAACAACAGATCAAACAGAAAGAGATATAAGAAGTTTAATGATAAAATATAATGTTCCTTTATCCAATGTGGTTGTAGATGAAGATGGATTGGGGGGAGGAGTAGTAGATCATTTAAAGTGTGCTGGTTTTGTCAATAATTCAAGAGCATACAATCCAATATCTATAAATAAACAGCAATTAATTAAATATAATTATGCTAACTTAAAAACACAATGTTACTTTAAATTAAGCCAATTAGTAAAAGAAAGAGCAATCTCTATTAAATGTAATCTTTCAACAGAAGTAAAAGAAAGAATAATAAGCGATTTAGAACAAATAAAAGAAGAGGGCGCAACTAAAACCGGAACAGATTTTATAGAGAGAGAAGGAAAACTAACCATTTTATCTAAAGAAGATATTAAGAAAAACTATGGAAAATCTACAGATTTTGCAGATGCATTAATGATGAGAATGTTATTTGAAATAAAACCAAAATATAAACCACACATAGCAATTTGAATAAACACTATATAAACAAATAATCAATTTATTTAAAATAATAAAATATGTATCATTATGGCTTTTTGGAATAAAAAAGAAACAAAAAATACGTATAAACCATATATTTCTGAATTCCCAAGAACAATACAAGAAGAATTTAAGGGCGAGGTAATGGATGTTTTAAAGAAATTCCCAAAAGAATTAGGTGCCGAACATCCCTTTGATTTTGAAAAAGTAGAAGAAGCTTATTGCAGAATAGGGATAGTTAGTGCAATAGTAAATGGAATAACCGATAGTATAGTTGGAGATTTTTCTGTTAAATCTAAAAATAAAAACATACAGGCGATTATAAATAATCTCATCAAAGAAACAAATTTTCAAACTATTTTAAGACCATGGGTCAGAGAAGCAGTATCAAAGGGAAATGGATTTATTGAATTAGATTTAAAGAATTTAAAGTTAAGAGTTATGAATGCAAATAACATGTATGTTTTACGAGACAAGAAATCAAATATTTTAGGATATAATCAATTTATTGGAAACTTAAATAGATTAACTCTTGGAACAAATTTATTAATTAATTTTAAGCCAGAACAAATAGCACACTTAGCTTTTAATAAAATACCCAATGATCCCTATGGAATTGGAACAATCTGGCCAAATATGGTTACAATAAATTATCTAGCTGGTGCAGAAATATCTTCACATCAATTAATTGAGAGAAAAGCTGGAGCACCAATACATGTTAAAATAGGCCAGCCGGGCGAGACAGTCCAAAATGCAGATATTGATGATTTTAAATCTAAACTACAATACATGAATCATAAAACAGAATGGGTTACAGATGGATCAATTTCAATGGAAGTTTTAGATTTTAAAGACTTAGGAAAGAATATAACAGAAATAGCAAATCATGATATAGAACAAATAGCAATAGGAACGGAAATTCCTTTAGTTTACTTAGGTGTAGGAAATATACCAGAAGGATTAGCAATAGCCCAAGGAGAAAAATATCAGCGAAGTATTCAATCTAAAAGATTATTAGTGCAATCAGTAATAGAAGAAAAAATATTTAAACCAATATTAAAAGCAAATGGATTAAGCGGAGATATAGAATTTATCTGGGAATTACCAGGAGAAGATGAAAAAAATAAAAGATTAACAACCATTTCAAATCAGTTAAGTAATTCTTTATTAAGTGCACCCCTAAGAGCTGCTTTAGAAATAGAATACGCGACGGTATTAGGATTAGAAGAAGATTTAATAAAAAGTTTAGATACTCCGGATGATGCAAAAGCAAAACAAGAAGAACGAAAAGAAGAAGAAGAAATAGAACAACCAGAGGTTCCAGGAGCAAAACAAAAAACTCAAATGAAACTATCAGAATCAGAAATCCAAACCATGACAATTCAAGAGTGGGTTAATCTTAAAGAAATTGCTGGATTTAATTATTCAGATTATTTAATAAGAATATTGGCAAAACTAAGAAAAGATAAATTTGACAGCCTATCTGCAATTACAGAACAAGATTTATTTGATGGCTTATTATCTAAGAAAGAAATAGAAAAACTAAGAATTATTTTAAAAGATGGCTTTAGAAAAAATCAAACAATAAGACAAATAGAAGAAGATATAAGACAAAATATTCCATTAAAGGATAGAATATCTGAAGGAAAGATAATTTTAGGAGCAGAGAGCAGGCCAAATAATATTGCTAGAACAGAAACAGTAAGATTAGCTAATGAGGGATTAGTTGATTTATATAAAGAAAATAATATTAAACAAGTGCAGTTTTTAGCTGCTGTATCAGATAGAACCTGTGAGCTATGTGAGTCTTTAAATGGTAGAATATTTGAAATTGCTAATTTAAACATAGGAGAAAATCAACCACCAATTCATAGTAATTGCAGATGCTCTCTTTTATCAATAACTGAATAATGGAAATATTAAATGATATAGAATGTGAAAAGTGCAAAGTAAAAGCACAGCCCGGAATAGTAATAAGCAGATTAAATAAAATGTGGATATGCGGGAGATGTTTAGTTAATCTTCAAGAAAAAATAGACAAGTTAAAAAAGGAGATATTAATAGAAGAATGCCAATAATAATTGATTCAACAACACGCCAAAGAGTAAGCTATATGAAACACTGCGGAGATATAGTTTATAATAAAGAAGGAGCAGATACAGCTATTACTACGGAAGATGTTTTTATTACTCAGGCAAGAAAATCTGTTGGATTGACAAGAGAACAGCAGATGTTTGGCGGAATAGGAAATGAATTAATGGGAACAGACGCAGGGATTCTTGGAGCAGAAATAGACAATCTTACAGAAAGAGGAAATAGAGCAGATACAACAGTTAAACAGCAAGTGCAGGTATATATAGATCTTGGAACTAAAAATAAATCTTAATACTTTAAATGGACAGAACAGCTTTAAAACTGAAAAAATTAGTGGTTTTTTAGATGCAATAATTATTGATTCATATTGGAAAATAGAAATAATTATTGAAAGCGAACTTGGTCATTTAATTTTTAAAAGAGCAGAACACAAAGGAATAAAGTATTATCCGGTGAGAATAGAGTCTATTCCAAACATAGATGATAGATTTTCTAAATTAGTTAAAACAAGCCCCCAGACAATAAATCTCAATGAAAAGTTAATAATTACTGTAATTGGAAAGAAAAATGAAGAAGTAAAACTAATCTTAAGGACTATATAAACAAATAATCAATTTATTTAAACTAAAAACGATTAATTTTTTTATGCCTTTAACCCAATCTAAAAAAACAAAATTAATTCAGTTAAAATATCAGGCACCAATAACACAAAGCGCCATGATAAATGGAGAATTTTTAATTGAAGGTACAGCACTCAACGCCACTACTACTTCTAATAATCATCGGTTTATACCAGAGGAACTAAGCTTATCTGCTAATTCTCTTAATGGTGTTCCTCTGTTAGTAGACCACCGAAATGAAGTAAGTGCAATTAAAGGAAGAGTGATATTAGGAGTATTTAATGAAGCAGAAGAAAAAATTAATTTCAAAGCAAAGGTAAGTGACAAAGAAGTCCAAGAATTAATTAAAAGAGGAGATTTAAATTCAGTAAGCGTTGGAGCAATTGTTAAAAATTTAGAGGAAGCTGAAGATGGAATTTTGATTCCTAAAGGAATTACTTTTAAAGAATTAAGTTTAGTCGCTGTTCCTGCTGATTCTGGAGCAACTTTTGGAATAGCGCTAAAAGAAGCATATGAATTAAATCAAGCAGATAAAGATGAAAATAATTGGAAAGACACGGAAGTAGAAAATAAAATAGATGATGAAGCTTTGGATAAAGATGTAGAAGAAAAACAAAATAAAACTAAAAAAAATATTCAAGAAGAAACACATAAAGATAAAGATATTGATAAAAATATGGAAAAAGAAAAATGCCCAGAATGCGGCAAAATGATACCAAAAAAAGATATGAAAGACCACATGGAAAAAACACACAAAGAAGAAGAATCACATTCACGTAGTGAAGATTTAAATAAAGATGAAAGGGGGTTAAAAGACATGAGTGAAGAAAAGATAGAACAAAACTCTTTAAGTGAACTAGATAAAATTTTAGAAGAAAACAATAAACTTAAATTAGAGCTTGCTAAAAAAGAAAGCGAAGAATTAAGAGCTAAATTAAATTCTAAAATTATTATTTCAGAAGAACCTAAAGATGTAAAGGAAGATTATCAAATAGTTAGAGGATCCCGTTCTTTCTCAGTTGTCAAAAACAGATACTAAAATGCCAATCAATCCATTAGGAGCAGTTATAATTTTTGATGGTGAAAATCCAAGGATAATCACCGGAAGAGCTAGAACTGTAATTTCAGGGGGCGATTTCGTTGTAGTATCTGGTGCGGCAAATGCTGTAAGTTCAGGAGCAGATTCTTTTGTAACAACTGATATTGTTTTAGACATAATCAATAACTCAAACCACGTTAATGGTGTTGCATTACATAATGCAGGATCAAACACTAATGTTTCTTTTGCTACAAAAGGAGCATACATTGTTAGATCAGCAGACATTATATCTGGAGGAGTTGGAGTTTATGCATTCTCTGGAACAAATCAAGGAGTTAAATCTATGCCAATAGATATAAGCTATTCTGGAACACAGGTTGGAAGGTGTTTAACACCAGCAGCAAGTGGAACAGCATTGTTTACACTCGTAGACTTTAATTTTTAAAATGAGCTTTCAAAAAATTAATGAATACATAAGCACAGCTGATGGAAGTGCCGGAACTTTATTGATTCCTAAACTTATTATGCCAGCTCTAATAGAGGAAGTAGAAAAAACACTAATTCCAAGAGAACTAGCAGCACAGGTTTGGGGGCCAACGGCTATTAAAGGAAGTTCCTTTACTGTTAATCTAGAAACACCAAGAACACTATCAATCAGAGAAGTGGGAGAAGGAGCAGAATCTCCTTTAGATGCAATTTCTTTTGAAACTGTTACATATACTCCCGTTAAATATGGGGTAGCTATCAGAATTACAAGAGAAATGATTGAAGATTCTCAGTTTGAGCTTTTCCAAAGAAACATAAGTACTGCTGGAAGAAGATTCGCAGAAAATGAAACCAAGCTTATTTTAACAGCTTTAGATGGAGCTAATACCTCAGTATCTGGCGGAGCCTCTGTTACAATTGCGAATATTACTACTGCAATGCTTAATGTTGAAGATCAAGATTATGTTTCAACAGACATATTGTGCGGAAATGAAATTATTTATGATTTAAGAAATATAGATACTTTCGTTGAAGCTAATAAGGCGGGAAATACAGATATGTTAAATACTGGTTTCCAAGGAACAATCTATGGATTAAGCGTTTATCGTTTTACATCCAGTCCAACAGCAGTCCCAGATTCAACAAACTCTCCAAAGAGAGCATATGTTTTCGATAGAAGACAGACTTATGGAATTGCTATTAAAAGAGATCTTACTGTTGAAAACTTCAACCTTCCAACCCATGATATGGAGGGAGCGGTTTTAACACAGAGGATAGATGTTCAATTGCTTAGAAGCAAGGCTGTTTCAAGGATAACAACAAGTTAATTAAATTTTTTTATTAGTTTTTTGTTTTTATTTTTTAGAAAAAACTAGCCCGCAAGGGATCCGAAAGGATATTCAAAGGGTTTGATACAAACCCAAATAATTAAATAAAAAACGGAGAAAAATGACAGGATTAGTAGACGGATTAGGATTTGAAGAACTAGGAGATGCAAGCGACTCAGCGGAAAAGCCAAGTCAGTTAAATATAACAGGAAGTGTTACTAGTGCTAGCCAGATAAGCGGATTAAATGTATTTTCTCAAGGTTCTGGAACATTTGGAAGAATTACAAATGGAGATGGAGCATTATTCCCAATAGTAAGAAACAGCGGAACATCCCCAACATTTGGAGCAAGAGTACAGGTTGGAAGTTCTTTAACAGGAGCAGAAGGATTTGGTTCAGCTATATTCAACACCGAATTTGCAAACACACAATACTTTTGGTCAGCTCAAGTTGGTAGTACTGGCGGGTATTTGTCTGTAGATGCTGGAAGTTGGAATGTAACTGTTAGTGGACCGGCAGGAAGAAATGTGTCTGGAGTAACATTTAAAGGAGCACCTTCATCACCTTATACTTGGGTAGCAATAGGATTATAGAAGTAATCTAAACTGGAGAAAATAGAAAGATGGTAAACCCATATAGAATAAAAGAATATATATTCTCAGCAGTAAGCATGGATGATGTCGATTACTCTGCAGCAGGAAGTTTATTGACTAAATATACTTCATTTCCAATAAATGGAGAAGTATTAAAAGTTAGAACTTCTTCAAATTTTACTGGAAGTGTGATTGTAGGTGTTTCTGGAGGATTAGTGGCAGATGTCTGGACAAACACCTCTATTTCCTCTGGAACAGGAAAGATAAATAATATTTCCTTTACAAATAATACAGGAAGCTTTGCAGTTAATGATATAATCAAATTGGTTATAAGCGGTGCTTTGTCTGGAACAAACACTCTTATCGGACCAGTTTCAATATTATATCGTTAAAATGGCATTAGATACAATTGGAAGCATTGCAAATTTCATAGCAAGTAGTTTTACAGAATTACCTAGTGGAATCTCTGGAAATACTCTTTTAATTGTAGATATGGCCAGACAGCACGTTTCTAATTATGTTGGAATAGATATTGGATCTAATTCAATTTCAGCGGCTTATGCTCCGGCGATTATAGATTTTGCTAAAGCAGATATAATTGACATGGCAGTTGCGCAAGGAGACGATAGGAATATGTCTCTTGGAGAAATGTCTATTGGAGGAAATAGTTTATCTACATCAGCAGAGTCTTTTAGGGTTTTAGGTGAAACTAAATTAAAAGCACTCGGCCAAAAAAGGAGATTTGCCCGCTCATTATCTTGAGTTTTAATACCACATTTAGAAAGATATTAGATAAAGCCGGCCAGCATACTAGACTTAGATACTTTAATGAAACTATCGGCTCAGTATGGGACGACGATGTTTCTTTAGCTATTTCTGGCAATGATCTGTGGGTTACAGGAGTTATATTCCCATTAAATAACTCTAAGGGTTCAGTAGACTCTCTTCTACTAGAGCAAGGTAAGTTAATAACATCAGATAAAAAGATATTTTTAGCAGGATCTATTTATTTGACTGGTTCTGATTTACAATTAAAAGTCCAAATTGGAAGCCCAACAGGAGAGAACTACCAATTAGTTGCTGACGGAGGAACAGTCCAAGAATTCAATGGGATTAATATTTATAAAAGGGCATTCATTAGACGTTTAACTAATGGATCGTTGATTGGAGAAGCTTAAATGGGAGTTAAAATAAGTGTCGAGGGGATACCAGAGTTAAAAGAATACTTAAAAAATAAAGTAAATAAAATAAAATCAAAAGAACAAATGGGTTTAACTAAAGCAGCTTTATTTATGCAAGGAGAAGTTAAATCTAGCATAGCAGGACAAAGAGCAGAACCAACAAGTGTTGATACTGGTAGATTTCTTAACTCTGTAGATATTAATATAGGTAAGATAGATGCAATTATATTCTCAGATATTCCATATGCTAATCATTTAGAATACGGAACTACTAGAATAAAACCAAGATCCCATTTTAGAAATTCTAAAGCAAGAAATCAAGACAAAGTAATAGAAATAATCGAAAAGGAAATTAAATCATGAAAGATGGATTAAAAACTGAAGAAGAAAATATTGGAAAGATTAAAGTAGACCAAATAATATTAAGCACAAATCCATTTAATAATTATGTTCTTACTTCTGATTCTGAAGGAAATGCAACTTGGGCGGTTAGTGATGGGGGAGTAACTGCACACAATCTTTTAAATAATCTTGATTATGCTTCAGCTGGGCATGCGGGCTTTAGCCCCGATACACACGATCATGGAACTGGAACAGATAGCAATCTTGTTAAATGGAATACTTCAACAACCTTAACAAATTCAAATATAAGCGAAGACGCCACTAATATAACTATTGCTAATAGGGGATTGATTGTAGATATTTCAACCTTAATAGTAGATGATATTAACCATAGAGTGGGAATAGGAACAGCAACACCAACGTCTAAAATAGATGTAGACGGCGGTGGTGTAATAGATTTCTTTGGTGGCAGATTTAATCTCGATGGTGATGCTGGAACACTTAGTATACTCGGATTGACGATGTTAGCTAATGATAATGCTAATTTCTTTACTGGTAAATTGATAGTAAATAATGTCACTGGAGTAACTACTATATCGGATTTATCAGCTACAGCTTCTGCTTTAACTTTAGAAAAAGACCAAAATGCCGTTACTCAATTTGGAATTAGAAATACAAGTGCAGGAGCATCTACACTATCAACATTAAAAGTAGACAATGGCACTTATGCAGGCGATGTTTTGATGACTGGTACCGGATATACTGGATTTCCCAATAGTTTTGTTATTATTACAGATGCAGTTGGCGGAATGGTATTAGAAAGTGATGCAAGCGATATGTATATTGAAACAGTGCAAGAGGTTGACGGCAATGGATTTAATGTCAATATAACAGCTTCAGATGGTTTTGATTCTGGAATAATAGCCAGAAATGGTGGAAATATTAATTTAACGGCGGGCTTAGCAGTAAATGGAGGAACTAATGGAGGAATTAAAATACCAGTTATAAAATTCGGGGCAACACAGGCAGGAGCTGGAGCAGCAGCAAACGAACCGTGGAAAACTTCAGGCCATGCAACATTGCCAGATAACGTACTTTTAATAGGAGTATAAAAAATAAATGTTTTATTACTTCTATCTATGGGAATTGGATAACCATATAAACAAAAAATCAATTTATTTAAACAACTTAAGTATATTATCTTTAGCTGCAAGCGAGCAGTTAAAAATCCAAGCGAGGAAACATGGTAGCAGAAGCAACGTTTGTCAGAGACATATTATATTTTATAAAGAATGACTTATCTAGCAATATAACCGATCCAATTAGCTCTACACGCAAAGGGGCAAGCGCATTTGTAATGACTAGCTATCCTCAACGGGAAACGCAATATCCTTTAATAACAATTAAGTCAATAAACTATAAAGCAAAGAGGTCCGGAATGCAGATCGATTCTATGGATATGACCATTACATTAGAGGTAAGAATCTGGGCTAGAAATGTCAAGGAAAGAGATAGTTTATTTACTGATTCATTTAATAGGTTAAGAAACATTCAATTCTCAGCTAATGGTTCTGTAGACAATAATCTTCACGATTTTAATTTAAACAGTGCGGTTGAAATAGATGAGGATGATGTTAAAAGCAAAGTAATGGAGGTTGCTTATCAGTTCTTTGATTTCACATAATTGAAAGGAGGTTAAAATGACAAGATACATTTCAGATCAAAATAAAGTAGTTTTGTTAATGGAAAGCGGGACTTATGGCAGAGCTATGAGTGCAACACCCGGATCTAGATGGCCAGGTCAAGTTCAAGAACATACAATAGATTATTCTGAAGGAAAAATTGAAACAAGGTATTTAGGAAATCTATCTAGATCTTATGGAACATTTGTAGATGGACCAATAGATTCTAAAGGAACACTTAGTATGAACCCACAAAATTTAATTTTATTCGCACATGCAATAGGGTCTGTAACAGAAACAGATGCAGTAAGCACTAAAACTGTAAGAGTAAGTGAGATTAACTCAGATATAATACAAAATCCATGGATCTCTGGAACAAGCAAGTCTACAACTTTGCCATTCAGCTTTACTTTAGAAGATTCAAAACAAGCTGCAGGAACTGGAAGAAATTTCACTAGAACTATTAAAGGATGTGTTATTGATAATGCTACTTTGACTTTTGCGCAGGGAGAAAAGGCAGTTTTAGATGTAGATTATGCTGCTCAAAGTGTTGCACATAGTTCCGGCACTACAACAGCAATAACTGCTCAAACAGTAAAACCATATATTTGGAATAATGCAATATTGACAATGTTTGGAAGTGAAATTAAGCAAACTAAAGAAGTAAGTTTAGGGGTTGCTAATAATTTAGAAGTTCCACATTATGTTAATGGTTCAAGAGTAATAGCTGAACCATTTGCACAGAATAGAGATTATACATTAAGTGTAACCGCAGACTTAGATTCTACTTTAGGAAAAGCAATCTATGAAGAGTTTTGGACAGGAGGAAGTTCTTTTAATGCAGTCTTAGATGTAAATCAAGATGTTGCTTTAGTTGGAAGTCAGCACGCGAATATAGTTATGTCTGGGTGCAGAATAACTAATTTTGAAGCTCCAAGTCCTCTTGAAGGGATCAATGAGTTAACTCTTGAGATAAGGCCGCAAAATGTTTCAGCTACTATTTATGATAATGTTTCCGTAGGATCTTATAATCCCTACGGAGCATAATTATAAGGAGGAAGTATGAACAAAACAATCAAGGTTGGAGAAAAATCTTTCGTGGTTAGAGAACTATTAGCTGTAGAACTAGACGATATTAATTGGGATGACAAAAAAGAAGCCCTTAAGAAACAAGTCATTATCTCTACAGGAATAAGCGAGCAGGAATATAGTTCTTTAACTGTAAAGGAAAGATTAGCAATAGTAAGAGCTATTAATGAAATTAATGGTTTTGAAGATTTTCAGGGTTCCCAGCAGAAGTAAGTGAGTTTGAAAATAGATTAAGAATCTGCGAGTACTTTCACTGGGATCTTGAAGATATAAACAAGCTTACTATTCGAGAATATAATTTAACAATCAGGTATATAAATAAACAAATTAGAAAAATGAATAAAAAACATGGCAGAAGGTGAAATAGCAATATTAATTAAGCTTGTCGATGAGATGAGCGGAAAACTTAAAAATATAGAACAAAATGTAGAACAATTAGGCAGTAAGACAGAAAAAACAAATAAAAATTTAGCTGATTCTTTTACTAAAGTTCAAGGAGCAATGCTTAACTTAGGACAAGTAGCGCAGGGTGTACACAATATTTTTGAGACCTATCAAAATAGAACTAGAACTTTAGAAAACGCTCAAGATAGATTAGAAAATGCAAACATACGTCTAAAAAAATCATTCCAAGATGTAGCGGCAGCAGAAAAAAAGTTAATAGATATTGAAAAAGATCACATACGAGATGCTTTAACTTTAGAAAGAGCACAACTAAGATTAAAAGAAGCACAATATGAATTAAATGAAATGGTTGTTAATGGAGTTACTGGAGGTTTTGCTTATGAAGAACAACTTTTAGCAGTTAAAGAAGCAGAAATGGATGTCATAGATGCCCAAGATTTATCTAAACAAAAGACACAAGAAATAGTAGAAGCAAACCAACAATTAAGAGATGCCCAAGATAACATTATTATTTCAACTAATAATGTAGAAAGAGCTCAAAGAGGATTAGAAAAAGCAACAGGAGATTTAAAGTGGTCATATTTAGACATGGGAGTTCAAACTCTTTCTGTTGCAGGAAACCTATCTGTTTTATTAAAAAATATCGGTCCATTAATTGGAGAAGGGGGATTTGGAGGATTACTTACTAAAGGTAGAGCAACAGCATTGATGATTGGTGCACCAGAAGGAGGACTGATAGTTTTATTTGGAGCTTTAAGTGTGGCAGTTTATGCGCATGCAAAATCAATTCAGGCTGCGGCACAAGCATACGATGAGTTAGGCAAAGATATGGATGATGTTATGGCAAAAACAACGGGGATGAGAGGAACAAGAATAACTGAAATGCCAGCAAATGTGCCAAAAGGAACAAAGATAGATCTTGGTCCTGGAGGAATTCCCACAACTACTAAAAAAACAGAAATAAAACCAAGTGCAAATCTTTCTAAATTATTAGGTAGTTCAAAAAAAGTTAAAGATGCCATCATTCGTCCCAATGGACAAATAATAGAAACAGACCCAAGAGATACTTTAATCGCAACACAAAATCCCGGCGGAATGGGTGGACCAAGCGAAATTGTAGTTAAAATAGACTCAGAAGTAATAGATAGAATCCTATTAAGTAAATTTAATAAAAAGGTAACAGTATGATTCAAGCAAAATTTACAATTAATAATGTAGATTTTAGAAACTTTACATTTATGGATATTTCTAAATCTATGTCTGAATATGAAACAAGTTCAAGTTTCGTTATTCAATTAGATTCTCCATATGGAAGACATAAATCAGATTTTACTGTTGGAAATGAGATAACTATTTTTGCAGATAAAGATGCAAGTCCAACAACAAAAATATTTACTGGAATAATTGAAAAAGTAAGTTTTTGGGGACAAGAGAATTCACAATCTTGCATTATTTCTGGAAGAGATTATACAGCTAGACTACAAGATATTACTGTTCAGCCGATTGTTTATACAAATTCAGAAATAAGTACAATAGTAACAAATATAATTAATAATGAAATAAATGGAATAACTACAACAAACGTAGATGTTACTACAACGACTTTAACAAGAATAGCATTTAATCACCATTCTGTTTATGAGGCATTAAAACTTTTAGCTGAACTCGCCGGTTTTATATTTTATATAGATGAGAATAAGGATCTGCATTTTGAAAAAAGGCAAACAATTAGTTCTGGGCTAATTATTAACAACACAAACATAATTAGAATGCCGTCATATAATACTACTAAAGAAGGAATGTTTAATTCAATTTGGGTATATGGAGATAAGCGAAAGGTTGGTGAACGAGAGATTTTAGTTGGTAATGGAGGAAGTGTTTTTACACTAGTCAGTCGCCCGCACGACACAGAAGTTCTTTACTTGGGCAGTATTCAGCGAGGAGGAGTTTATCAAATGAATATAATTCCTACTTCTGGTATTAGGTATCTTGTTAATTTCTATGATAGGCAATTAATATTTGTTTCTGGGACAGATTTGGGATATGACGCAACACCTCCAAATGGAGGAAGCATTTTAATTAATTATAATAGAGATGTTCCAATAATAAAGTATGGCCAAGATTCATCAAGTATAGCAATGTATGGCATGAAAGAAAAGATTATAGATGATAGATCAATAAATGATCCTAATACCGCTGAAAAAGTGCTTCAAATAGAGCTTCAAAAAGCAAATCCTTTCAGAGGAATAGAGGCAATAATTAAAGGATGGTTTACACTTAATCCTGGAGATACAGTGGATGTGGTATTAGATGATTTCAACTTAAATGAAACAGGAATTAGTATTTTAGATATTAGCTATTCATTTAATAGACAAACACAGCAATCTGAACAAGTTATCAAAATAAGGCTAGATAAAAAGATAAAGGATATAACAGATGAGATTGCTGATATTAGAAGCAGGATCGATAAAATAGAGTCTCAAAACAGGCAAGCTTCAGATATACTACCAAGGCTTCAATTAGGTGTTGGAAGCATGTTAATTGTTGGAAGTTATTGGGCAATTTTGACTAGTTTTGTTACTGGAAGCCAATATCATTTATATGATACAAACTTTATTTCACCAATCAATCCATTTCACTTAGCTAGTGGAGAAAATCAAGGATATTTGGCTGGAAGTTATACTGGAAGTGCTCAAGCATTTACAGGTTTTGCTGTTCAACAAAGTGGAGGATATAATTACTAATGTTTAATAATTTTGGAAAACAACAAGCAGCATATCTATTGGGAAGTGATTTATCTAATCAATATATAAGATATATTGGAATAGGCACAGGCAGTGCCGCAGTTTTAACAACAGATACAACTCTAGCAACTGGAAGCGAAAAAAAGAGAATTGAAATAACCGGAAGCCCAAACTTTATAACAGCAAGAAAGGTTACACTTCAAGCAGATTTTAATTCTATTCAAATGTCAGGATTAACGATTATGGATTTTGGATTATTTCATCAAGCATCTGGAACAGGATTTCCTGGAAGTTTGTGGTTAAGAGAAGGATTTGGAAGTGTGGTTTTTGATGGAACAAATGAGCTTCAAATAATATCAGCATTAGAAGTTTTATAAACTATATAAACAAAAAATCAATTTATTTAAAAAGAAAATGGAGTTAATATAATATGCCAACAGCTGAAGGAGTATTCCCAAAAATAGGAAACGATCCCATATATGCAAGTGAGGTGAACAAATTTGGAAGAGGAAATACATACTTTTTGGGTGGTTCTAATTTTATCTGGGTTGGAAGCACTGCTGCGGGAAGTGATGTTGGAAGTTTTGTTATAGGGGCGGGAAGTTTATCTGATCCATGCATAATAGAAATAAGGGGAATTACTAGTAAAATTGGGGCAAATCCAACAAATGATAGCTTTGGATATATTAGTATTTCTGGGGCAGAAGATTCCGGACAATTAAGACATCTTAGTTTGGGGGATGCTCAGTGGTTTGGTATGTATGCTACCGGGATATTGGGTTCTCCGGGTTATATTAACTCATATTATGGAAATACAAGCACCGCAGCAACTTCCGATGTTCGCGTAAACACTAAAATTTTTAATATTTTTCCAAATTCAGGGTTAGTTATACACTTTGGAATAAAACACAACGCCGGAAATTCTTTAGGTTCTGCTACTTGGTTAAATACAGATATTACCATAGGAAGAAGATCATTTTAAAACAAAACTAATAAAAATTATAATGGCAAACGAAAAAAAAGCCTACGATTGGAAGAAAACAGCAAAGAAAGTTGGAATAGATGTTGCAGTGGTAGTCCTTAGCGGACTAATAGCATTGTGGCAAAACAATCCTTATTACTTTGCTTTAGTTCCAGTACTTAAGGCAATTTTAGATATAGTAAAACATTACTAAACATAATGGCAGAAGCAATAATCGATGGCCTTGGTTCTGGCTATCTGATGAAGATTAATCAAGATGGAAGTCTTAATATTAGTGGAACTTTTAATGTAACTTTGCAATCAGACCCCGATAGAGCGTTTAAACTTGAATATATTGTTTCTGGAACATCCACAGGAGTAACTGGAAGCTCAATAGGAAGTATTATTAGATATGAGGGAGCTGGATCGCTAGTGCAGGTTCTTACATGGTCAAATAAATTGGTGACCAATATTGGTTCGTGGGTTTAAAATGGACATTCCGCAACACCTAATTGAACATGCAGTATTAGACTTAAATGGAGTTTATTTAAAATTAGACGCTACTAATTCTCCAATAACAGGTTTATTGATCATAAATGTCCCAAGTGCTTCATCAACTAATAGAATTTTAGATTTGCAGGTTGCTGGTTCAACAAAATGGTATCTTCAGGAAAATGGCGCGAGTGCATGGACAAATAATGTTACAATGTCCAACGGCACAGCAATTAACACCTCGTCTAACGGAACCCTCTATTTCTGCAATACTGCAACAACTGGAACAGGAGATAAAACAAAGATGTCTGTGGGCGGGGGAACCTCAACATCTTCATCCGGAACAATAGTAAGCTTTACAATAATCCCCACATATAATCAGACAGGAACCTGCGCCAATACAGATTTATTAATTAAAAGAACTGAGACTGCTGTCGGCTCTGGAACACAATTATTAATAGATGCCCAAGTGGGCTCAACATCAAAGTTTAATGTAAATAATACTGGAACAATAACTATTATCGGGGACTTAAATCATGATGGATCAAACATTGGTTTTTTTGGCACAGCACCGACAGCTAAATCATCAGCCTATACAATAACAAACCCAACAACAAATAGAACTTATGATGCAAACTCAACCACAATAAATGAGCTGGCAGACATAATGGCAACATTAATAAATGATCTGCAGGCATATGGACTAATAGGATGACATTACTTGGAGAAATAAACACAGCATCAGGAATCATCAGAAATGGGTATGAGTTAATCGAAGAAATAAGTATTACGGCAGACACAAGCGCACAAGACTTCACTTCAACAATAAGCCATCCAGGATATATAATTGAAGCAAATTTAGTCAATCTTACATCAGCCACCCAATCATATGTTTTAAGAATGAATGTTGGGAGTGTTGTTTCAACAAGACAAATACTTTATGGTGCATCTACCACTGTTTCAGCTGGATTAGCTACAAATAACGCACTAGCGCAAGTAGGTGCCAGTGGCACAAGCAACGCCAATAATTGTTGTTTGACTATTAAAATACCATGGATTGGCTCCTCACTAAGAAATAGATTTATTACATCAGAATCAACGCATGTTTTGACTACTAATAATTGGCCAGAGATTGCTAATACAGTGTGCCATATAACTACCCCGGCAATAGGCTCAGCTATTACTAGTTTGGGATTAATGTCGGCCGCGGCAAATGGTATCGGTTCAAATTCACAGCTAAGGCTCTATGGACTAGTAAATAAATAATGGCAACAATAAACTTGGATTTAACTGCAAAGGAAGAAGAACTTTTGAATAAGTTATTTACAAAGAAACAACTAAACGAGTTTCTGGAAATAAGTATTAGGGGACAGATTGAACAGCACATAAGAAGCAATTTGGGTGTTACTGAAGCTGATATTCAAAAAGCAATAGACTCTCTAAAATAGATAATTATATATACTTTAAAGTATATGTATTCATATAAAAATGAGTGAAATAATCACGGAAAAACTAAAAAGACAAGAAGAGTTAATCAATAAAATTATTCAACAGGTTAATGAGTTAGATACTAAACGTCGTGATCTTATACAAGAGGGTGTGGAGCTACAGGGCTCGATTAAAACACTTAAGGAATTATTGAATGAAAAAGAAACTGATGGGCCTGTTAAGCCTACTATTTAGTTTTCCTTTAATAGCTAACGCAGGCGAACAAAAGACTGTTAAGGAAGAAAATATAGAGAATTCTATATATGATATTTATGATAGATCTGATGAAAACAAGCCGCAATACTTTTTCGCTAAAACATGGGGTAATCAAAAAGTAGATGTTGAAAAATACCATGCAGATTTAGCATTGGATGGAGTTTATTTTAATGGGCGAAAGGAAAGATATTCTGTTGGTGTAGGATTTGTTAGAAGTCAAAAAATAGATTTAAATCCAGTTAAAACAAGGTGGGCGAGCATGGGACCAATTAACTCATTTATAATAAACTTGCCCGGATACAATCTAACAGAACAAGAACACAGACAGTATTATATTGGATTCTTTGAAATGAGATATAGGCCGTTAGAATATACCCTAAACCCCAAATATGCGGACAATCTTCAAATTGAGGGTGCAGTTGAAACTGGCTTAGGAATAGCCGGAACAGTGCTGCACCGCTGGAAAAACTATACTATTGAAATAGACAATCAGGATAAGAAATCAATTACTAATCCAGCAGAATACATGTTTGCTAGAGGAAGCCCTTATGCTTTAACGAGCATGTTAATTAAAATTGGAATAATAAGAGTTCAGGGAGATGTTCAGTTGGAAACAAGAGGACACAAAGATATTGGAAAAAGAAATTTTACTTATTCGCCAAGATCTTTAATTAGTGTGGGGGTTGAGTTATGATTGAACAAATTGTTTTGAGAATTGAGTGGATACTCTATGATAAAAAGAAATTTGAATACCTGTGTGATAAAATAGATGAACTCAAAGAAATAGAGATACACCAATTAAAACACTTTAATAAATTAGAGTATGATAGAGTTTATGGGGAATACTTGAGTTTGTTTGAAAAACACCCAGAGAGTATTTTTAAATATATTCGAAAAAGAGATGGAATAATATCTGAATAGAAACATTTATAAACCTAAAAATAATAAGATTATTGAGCTATCGTACGTTATGTATCTAAGAACGCCTACTTTTGGGGCGTTCTTCTATTTTATGCCCTTATATACCTGGGCATATATATATCCTTTTCTCTTTTGTTGATTGTAAGAACCTTTTGGTGATAAATAGAAATATTTATAAACTATTGATATTATTATAATTATAATATCTATGGATAAGAATAAACCAAGATATTAAGTTCAATAAACTACCATTTACCTATAAAGGTAAAAAATATCAAAAAATTAATTATTTTGAAGATAGATCTTGATTTTAGATCCTGAGAACTTCAATTTTAGTTAGAAATATAATAATTAAAATTAATAAAAAAACACAAGAACATGGATAACCAAGTCACACTGCAGAATAATTATAATAATATTAATACTTCTAATCCAAATATTTTTGGTAAAAGAGACAGCATTTGGAAGACCATAGAATTTTTTTACAATGCACAAAAAAACAAGCTGATCGGACTAACTTCAAACGATGTCCGAGAAGCACACAGTAAACTATTTAGAATTCATCCCCAGATGATTGTTTTACATTTATTAAGATTAGAACGAGAAAAAGTAATACAAATAACCGCAGAAAATCTTGGAAAAACAAAGAGAATGAAAATGTACCAAATAACAGACTATGGAATTTGGATATTTGAAAATGGAAAAAACAATCAAACTAACGGAGCGAATATTTAATGTAAAATGTAAATTCTGTGGAAGAGCACAGAAAATGGCAATAAGAAAGTTATTAATAACTAACTCAATTAAAACTTGTGTCTACTGCGGCAAGAGATTTAATGTATATAAAAATGTAAATGACAACCAATTAGCATGACAATAAAAGAAATACCAAACAAATGTGTTTGCTGTAAAACACCCAAAAAATACCTAGACGAAAACGAATTATGTATTTTTTGTGTTCATGGATATGGAGGATCATACACCAAAAAGGCAAAAGTAAACGAAGAGCCACTACAAAACAACAAAAAGAAATAGAATGAAAAACATACTGATTTAGATCCCTCTTACGCCCCAATAAATCAAAAAGGAAACATTTATAAACTATAATTAATTAATTAAATTATTAAACAAGGCAATTATTAAATCCTTAAAATGATACAACATACAAGCAGACAAGCATACTATGAAATAATAGACAGTCTGGGGCATAAACAAAAGATGGTTTATGAGGCCCTAATAATTCTAAAAAGTGCAACAAACCTAATGATTGCAAAATATTTAAACAAACCAATAAACACAATCACCCCAAGGTGTTTTGAATTAAGACAATTAAAATTAGTTGGTGTAGATAAACAAGAAGTAGATCCAAACACCAAAAGAAAAGCAATCTACTGGAGATGTGTAAAATGAATTACACAAAACTACAAGAAGCAATCAGAGAATTAGAAGAAAACAATAGAAATAAAGAATCAACAAAAAAATATATTCAAATAATGAAAGAATTAAAAATAGAAATACTCAAATGAAGCAAATTAATTTATGCTCACAATGTGGAAATCCATTAGATGACGGATTCTGCTTAAATTGTGCAATTAAACAAGAGGCAACTATAAGACCTCAGGAGAAAACAATGGAAAAACAAAACACACAGGGAAAGATAAACGCTATAAGTGTTAATAAAGGAAGTGTGCTGATAGACATAGGAGATGGCGAAAAATGGCTATATGTGGCAGATAATGTAAAGCCATTTATTGGAAAGCTGAAAAAAGGTGAAGCAGAACTTCAAATAATTGGAGACAAGATTGTCTTCATTAGAAACATTGGTTTGGTTACTGGACCAGTTGAAAGTAAATACATAAAGAAAGAATACAGTTCCGACGCAATAAAACAAATGTCGGAGCTAAAGAACCATACAAATGCAAGAGTAAGCGCCCTAACCTGTGCAAAGGACATTTGTATAGCAAGAAGTGAGACTTCAAACGAGCAAGTAGTTAATACTGCTCTAGAGTTTTTGAAGTTTATAGAAGATGGGAAAGTTTTATGAGATTGGAGGATATATACAAAAAGTATGGGATGATGGAAACATCACCTGTACTTGTCCTCATGGAACAATCTATGGAAAGAATTATAAACAAGGAGGCACTATCTGTAAGCACATACGACAGATATTAATTAATAAAAATGAGCCTAAACCCAGAGAAAAGAAAACTATTAGAAAAATTTATAAATAACCAATGTGAACAATGCAAATTGAAATTTCCAGCATTGGAAGCGCATAGAATAAAGAGAGGAAATATGGGAGGAAAATACGAACTTAGAAATATTAAAATGATATGTAATAAATGCCATAAATTAATTCATCATAACGAACCAGGAACAAATATAAAATGAAACCAGCATCAAACTGCGGAAAATTGCCATTTGATTTAAGCGAGAATAGGGTATTTTATCCAGAAGGATTTTTTTATCCGCAAGAAGATGTAAAAGAATTTATAAGATTATTGAAAGAAGAATTAGACAAAAAGAAAGATTGGAGTAATTATGAAGATAAAGATGAAGTTGTATATTTTATAGATAAACTTGCAGGAGAGAAATTAAAATGAAAAAAGATAATAATTGGCTGAAAATTCCAAAGTTAGGAATAGAAGTGCAAAAACACGCGCAATTTGAAAAAGTTTTGTTAAAAGATATAGTTGTTCCAAGGGGCTTGAAATTAATTGATATAAACATATTTTTTCATTTAATTAACAATTATAAAAATGAAATACCAGACTGGAAAATAAAGATAGATGAAGCAATAATTCATCCAATATTAAAAGAAAGAAAGAAATATCCGTTTTATAATTTGTGGTTTGGCAGTCTTGGCAGTAGGTCTATCCTGAATGGTGGCAGGTACCTGGACTGCGGCAATCTGTCTCGTTGGGTGCGATTTTATAGAAAAATGAAAAATGTTAATAAACATACCAAAATAAGATGTTAAAAGAACAAAAGGTTAATATTCCTAATATTATACGAAATATGATTTTCCCAATAGAAAGATGAAAAAGATAAAAATTTTTGAAACATTTGCTGGATATGGTGGAGGTAGTTTTGCACTCAAAAAAGTAGAAATACCATTTGGGTGTGTAGGATATTCAGAAATACACCCATTACCTATAAAGTGTTATGACAAAAACCATCCAAATATAAAAAACTATGGAGATATTAGTAAGATTAATTTTAATGATATTCCTGATTTTGATTTATTAACTGGTGGTTTCCCTTGTCAAGATGTTAGTTTTAATGGGAAACAAGATTTAAAGAAAGGTAGAACTATTCTTGTTTTTAATCTAATTGAATGTTTAAAAATAAAGAAACCTAAATATTTCTTATTTGAAAATGTTGCAGGTATTTATTCCAACAAATTTAAAGACTTCTTATGGGCTGTTGTTTTACAATTTTCTAATTGTGGTTATAATGTTTATCATACTATGTTAAATAGTTCACAATATGGAGTAAAACAAAATAGGGATAGAGTTTGGTTTGTTGGAATAAGGAAAGATATTCAATTTAAATTTAGGTTTCCAGAACCAACACATTCAAAAATAAATCTTATAACTGTTGATGGAAAAAATGGAAAGATTAAAAACAAGAAACAACAATCTGACAGGGTTTATTTATTAAGTTCTGGAATATCTTGTTTAACTCATAGTTTTAGTAAAAGAATGGTTTTTGACGGAGAAAAGACAAGAGAACTTACAAAAAATGAATATTGTAGATTTATGGGTTTTGAAGATGGAGAAATAGATGTTTCAGATTTATCTACAAATCAAGTAAGTTCTCTTATGGGTAATGGATGGGATGTTAATTTAGCTTCAAAAATTTTTAAGAATTTATTAGAGAATTGGGAAAATCATACTCAAGCAAATCCTACGGATTTGTCGTTTAATAAGGATTTAACGGAATTTAACTTGTTAAATTCCCAAATAACATTTAACCGCTTCACTTCGTTAAATCCTGATATTAAACTCAACGCCCCAAAATTTGTTCCTATATATAGTGAGGTAAAATTTTAATGACTATCGGTTTTGGTATAATGGCAATAGGGGATGCAGGATAATGGAATCTAGAAGAGATATGAGGAAAAAAGAGAAATGAAAAATCTTGAAATAACAGTTAAGGATATAGTTGAAATTATAGCTAATGGATATAGTATAGAAACTATCAGGTTTGTAATAGATAACTCCACAGATGGAATACTTCTTGGTGTGTGTATGGATGACGGCAAAAAAAGAGAAATACTATTAAATGAAGATATAAACATAGAAGATCGCAGAGAAGCAATCATCCACGAATTTTTACACGCCAAATCATTTGTTTATGGTAAAAAATACTCAGAAAGAGAAGTAAAAACAAACGCAAAAAGAATTTACAATGCCATATATAGCAAAAACAGATAGGATATTCTATGAACCAGAATTAAGTAAATTAAAATTTAAAATAGACAAAGATACCAAAAAAGGCGAATTAACTTATTTAATTTATTCAATAGCTATAGGATACCTAAATAGAAAAGAAGAATCCTACGAAAACATCTCTAACACAATAAGCAGTTTGATAGATGCAGCAGAGGAATTAAGAAGAAGAAGATTAAATCCCTATGAGGATAAGAAACTAACACAAAATGAAGACATATAAAGTTTATATTGCCGGGAGATTAACAGATACAACAGATAAGTATATAATTAACGTAAGAACAATGATATTAGAAGGAAAAAAAGTTAGAAATGCTGGATTTAGTGTTTACATTCCAGCTTTAGATTTTTTATCTGGTGTGGTTACGGGTGAAAGAAAATATATGGATTATTTTAATAATTCAATAGAGTGGTTAAAAGTAAGTGATGCTGTTTATATTATAGATAACTATATGGCAAGCAAAGGAACAAAAGAGGAGATAAATATGGCTAAACGATTAGATATACCAATATTTTTTAACTTAGAAGATTTAATAAAATGGAAAAATAAACAAGATGATTTGCTTATAAGATGACAAACGAAATAATAAAAACTCAAAAAAAGATCCAGAAATTAGCATTTAAACGAATGGAAATTGGCCAGAAGAAATATGGCAAATTTTCACACCTAAAAAGAGATATGAACAAGGAAATACTTGAAGAATTAGTGGATGCAAGGAATTATATAGACTTGTTAATTGATAAATTAGGATTAATAAAATGATAAATGGACAACAAAAATTAAATACTGAAAAATTTAATGCAGATAAGATTACGTTAGTACCATTTGGAGATAATCATTTAGGTTCAAAATTTTGTGATTTAGATTTATTAAAACAACATATAGATTGGGTTTATAATTCAAAAGATACTTATGCATTATTTATGGGAGACAATATAGATGCTGGAACAAGAGATTCTGTTGGAGCAAGTGTTTATGAACAAACAGAAATAATAGATGCACAAATGGAAGAATGGCAAAATTTAGTAAAACCTTTAGTTGAAAAAAATAAGATAATTGGAACACATTCAGGAAATCATGAGTATAGAGTTTATAAGTCAACCGGAATAGATATATGCAAAATAATGGCTAAATCTTTAGGAATAAAATATTTTGGTTGGAATATAATTAATTACTTTAAAGTTGGAAATCAAAATTATACCATCTTTTCTGGCCATGGTTCTGGCGGTTCAAGACTTCCACACACTAAAATAAAAGCAGTTTTAGATAGAATGAATATGGCAGATGCAGAGATTTACTTAATGGGACATCTTCACGCACTAGATCATCATGTAAGACAATTTTATCATTTAGATAAAAAGAAAGGAATAGTAATAGAAGCAGAGAAGCATTTTGTTTTATGTGGAAGTTATTTAAATCATTGGGAATCTTATGGGGCTCAAGCAGGTTATGAATTACTTAAAAAAGGTTCACCAAAAATTAAATTATCTGGAATAGAAAAAAGAATAAAAGTGAGTATATGAGAATAAAAGCAGTTTTAATTAAAAACAAACAACCAGAAATATTTTATATAAATATTGATAAACATAATAAACAGATAGTTAAAGCAAAATTAATGCTGGTTTTTTTAGAAATAAGAAGAATATTAATTAATTATAAAATAGAACAAAAAATCCGCGGCATTTCAATACCCATAGACAAAACAATAAGAACCCGTTCAAAAATTGGAGCAAAAACAAAAAAAATAAAAACCTGTTTTCAAGAACATTTAAATGAATTAGTAAAAGCCAGGAAAACAATCTTAAACTCACTGCACTTAATAAAAGAAATATAGAAACATTTATAAATTGATTAATTATTTATATAATCGTGGGAACATTCAAAGAAGCATTTAAAATACGAAAAATAACTGTTCCAAATTCAAAAAGGAAATATTCTAAAGGAATGCATGGAATATCTATACCCAGAGATATTGCCATTTTTTATGAAAATATTTATTTCTCAATAGAAAGAAGTGATGAAAATATTTTATTAAAATCTGGATGTTCTCCCCGACAAATTCCAAATTTAGAGGAATATCAATTTGAAGACTGCAGAATAAAAAATTAAACAAAATAAAAAAAGATGGGAAAAAATTGGAATATTAAAGATACTTCAAAAATGAGCCACCCTGCATGGAATAAAGGTAAAAAGAACCCAGAGTTATCTAAAAGACAAAAAGAAAATAATGTTTCTAAGAGGCCCGAAGTTAGAGAAAAAATGAAAAAAGCAAAAATAGAATATTATAAAAATGGGGGACATCCCCCAAATTATATTGATGGAAGTTCAAGAAATAGAAAGTATAGATTAAAAGAATGGATAGAAATAGCAAAGAAAATTTATGAAAGAGATCATTATACTTGCCAAATTTGTAATAAAAAAGGGGAATTATTAAATGCTCATCATATAATTCCTTGGGCAGGAAATCCAAATTTAATTTTTGATTTAAATAATTTAATTACCTTATGTGTTCCTTGTCATTCAAGAATTCATTTTATTTTAAATAATCCAAGAAAAAAGAAGCGATTTGGCGAGCTTCAGGGGGTGAAAAATGAGAATAGCAATCTTATCTGACAGTCCGTTTCTGCCGACGGGCTATTCGTAATTCAAATCAAGCAAAACTACTTTCTAAATTTTTAAAAGAAAAAGGACATGAAATTCATCATCTCGCAAATGCATATCAAGGACAAACAATTTCTTATGCAAGATTAGAAGATGGAACAGAATTTAATTATAAGATATATGGCCAAATGTCTCCTTATTTTAATCAAGAAATGAGCCAACTTCTTAAAACAATTAAACCAGATGTTTTTTTAATCTTGCTTGACACATTTATGCTCTTTCCTTGGTTCTTAAATATAGATACTAGCCCATCAAAAACCATCTTTTGGTTTCCTTCCGATGGGGGGGGAGGAATGCCTATTGGTTGCGAGAATATATTGAGAAAAGTAGATGTTCCCGTAGCAATGGCAAGATTTGGACAAAAACAATGTTTAGATAATTATAATATTAAAACAGAATACATCCCACACGGAACAGAGCCAGATAGATTTTATAAACTTTCAGATGATGATAAAATGAAGTTAAGAACAAATTGGGGATTATTAAATAATTTTGTTGTTGGGTGTGTTGCAAGAAATCAACCAAGAAAAATGTTAGATAGAATGATTAAAAGTTTTGCTTTAATAGCTAAACAAATCCCAGAAGCAATTTTACTATGCCATTTAGATCCAAAAGATCCAGCAGCGATATTTGATATATATGAAATGTCTAAACGATTTGATATAGAAAACAGGTTAAGATTTACAGGAATGTCTGCACTTAAAGGATTTGATTGGTCTAAAATGAATGAAGTATATAATTTAATGGATGTATTCTTTTTATCAACAAGCGGAGAAGGATTTGGAATACCAATAATAGAAGCAATGAGTTCAGAAGTTCCAATTATCGCAACAGATTACACTACTACTGAAGAAATAGTAAAGGAAACAAAGGCTGGATTTGGAATTAAGTTATCTGGAACAGAACAAACAAATTATTTTGATAAAAACAATAAGGAATATGATCAATTAATTGCCAATGGAACATTAACCGGAAGCTGGATGGTTGAAAGAGGACTGATGGACATAAACGATGCTGCTGAAAAGATAGTTTTATTATATCAAAATACAGAATTAAGAAAGCAAATGGGACAAAATGGAAGAAAGGCAGTTTTAGAAAAATATGATTTTAATAAACAAATTGGTCCGGCATTTGAAAGACTAATGGAGAAATTATGCAATTCATAATTGAGTGGATAATAGACTATTGTTTAGTAATGTTTGCTATGTGTATAGACAATATTTTTTGGATTTCAGCAAGCCCAGAATATCCTTTATTTAAAGAAAATAAACCAATAACAATAGACGGAAAAACATATAGTACTAGAATAGAATATATTTTTAAATATAGAATTTGGTCTGTTTTAACTCATTGGAGAGACATAATCCCAGCAATATTTACAAGTTTAATACTTGCAGTTTTAACATGATAGAAAACATACTTTTAACAGCTTGTAGAAGTCCATTTTTAGATAATGATAGAATTTATCCTCCATTAGGAATACTTTATTTACACCAAGCAATAAAAGAAAATTATCCAGATCTTAAAGTATGGGTAACCGATGAGCCAAGCCCAAGACATTTAATCACGGCGGATTTGGTAGGAATAAGCATAATGACTCCTCAACGAGAAGAAGCTAAAAGATTATTAAAAGAAGCGCAACACTATAACTATAATTCTATTAAAATTGCTGGAGGCCCACATGTTAAAAATTATATAAAAAGTATGATGGGTGAAGATTGGAATTATTTAATTCCAAATGATGGAATAAGAGCTATAAATAAAATAATAGAAAACCCCCAACATAGTAAATTAGTTATTAATGATTTTATAAAACCCAAAGAATACCAAAAATTATGGAGAAAGCCGAATAGATTAGACAACAAAGATTTTTTAAACAAATTTAATTATAAACTTAATAATATTAATTCTACAACAATGTTAACCTCACAAGGATGTTCAGAACATTGCACTTTTTGCGAAGAAGCTATAAGCCCAATAAGATGGACGCCACTTGATATAGTTAAAGAAGAACTAAATGACATCGTCAGTTTAGGATATAAAGGAGTTTATATATTTGATGATATTTTTGCGCTATCTGAAAAATATACACAGCCAATAACAGCAGAATTATATAAACTGGGATTAATTTATCGGTGTAATGGACAAGCTAGAAGATTTAACAAAGATTTTGCAAAATTATTGGGGAGTACCGGTTGTGTAGAGATTGCATTTGGAGCAGAATCAGGCAGCCAAAAAATATTAGACACAGTAAGAAAGAAGTGCACAGTTGCCCAAAACTATAATTTTGTTAAACTCTCAAAAAAAGAAGGAATGAAAGTAAAAGCATTTTTAATGATTGGGCTTCCAGGAGAAACAAGAGAAACAATTAAAGAAACAGAAGCGTTTATTAAAAATTCTGGAATAGATGATTTTCAATTAGCTATTTATTACCCATACAAAGGAACACAAATAAGAGAAGAAATGGACAATAATAAAGATATAGATTTATTTTTCTTAGGAGAGGGTTTAGGTGCGTACGGCCAAAAAAATAATCAATCAGAAGCAGTAATTAGAACTAATCAGCTATCACAAGAAGATTTAATAAACGAGAGAGATAGATTAATAACTCAATATAAGATAAAATGAATAAATTAATTGTTTGCATAATGGGGGATAGGTGCAGCAAATTTTTAGATATGTGTTTTAAAAGTGTTTTAGAAGCAGATAAAATAATCTTTTGCTGGGGTGAAGAAGATTTATTTACATTAACAAAATATCAAGAATGGAAAGAAAAATATCTAGATAAATTTGAATTAATACAAAATAAATTTTGGCAAGACGATTTAACAATGAATGGCAAACAGCGAAATTTCTATCTTAATTATTTAAAGGAAAATTATCCAAATGATTGGGCACTTTGTTTAGATGCCGATGAAGTAGTTGATGATGAGGGAATAAATAAAATAAAAGAATTTATTAAAACTGCAGAAACGGGAGTTTATTCAGTAAGAATGGAGCACTTTATTCAGGACTTGGGCCATGTGGATGCAGCCCAGCAAGTTCACTATGTATTAAATAGATTATTTAAAATAAGTGAGGCAGAAAGCTATCCCGAAGTAGAACATCCAACATTAATTCCAAAAGGAGAAGCTGCTGGATTAACAGATTGCACGGCAATATGGCACTTAGCTTATGTTCCTAATTTATGGAGCATAAAAGATAAATATGAAAATCATTTAAAAAAATCAAACATCCATACTCCCGAATTTCTTAAATCATGGTATATGGCGCATATTATAGGAACTTACCCCAAAAAACAAATTAATTTAATCGATACTCCAAAAGTAATTTTAGATGAATTTAAAATAGATAAAGAAGAAATTTACTTTCAAAACAGAAAAATAGAATTAAAACATCCAATCCAAGTTAAACAATGGAATGATTATTTTAAACCAAAATCAGTTTTAGATTTAGGCTGCGGCAGGGGGTGTTATTTATACTTCTGGGAGTGGTTCGCGCCAAATTCCAATGGAATAGAAATAAGCAAATATGCCGTGAAAAATCAATTTACAAAAGATAGAATATTTTTAGGGGATATTTCAGATGGGTGTTCATGGGACGCCATAGGTACAGATTGGGATTTAATAACTTCAATTGATGTATTAGAGCATCTGACAGACGAGCAATTGCAAGATACTTTAATATTAATGAGTCAATATGGGAAAAGATTTTTATTTTCAATTCCTTTTGTTGGAGATTACAATCTTTCAGATGATAAAACACACAAGCAGTTTAAAACCAAAGAAGAATGGATTAATTTAATAGAGTCTTTTGGAATCAAAATAAAACCAGCACCAGATAATTGGTTATTTAAAGAACAGATTTTAATAGGAATTAAAGAATAAATGAATAGAAAATACTTGCCGGAATTAGCAGAACTCGTAGATAGATTAAGCATAGTTAATTTAAAATCTATTAAATTAGGATGTTTAGATAAAGAAAAAAAAGAAGCATATGAAGCAGAAGCAAGACTAATTATGTACGACATCAATCTAATTATGCAGGAAAATAAAGATAAAGTTGAAGATTGGGGCAAGCTGATTAGAGGAATTCAAATGGATATGATTGCAAATGAGGTTATCTGGGTAAATGAAACTATGGCCAGACAAGCAAAAGACAATCAAAATTACTTATTGCCATTTACTCATTCAGTTAATGCAGTTAGAATGTTTGGCGGAAATATGATAGCCAGCCAATTAGGAGAAAGAAAAGACTTAAATTCAGATAGATTAAATAGTGAAATTTGCATCCAAAGAGGTTATAATTTTTCAGGGTGCTTCACATAAAAACATTTATAAATATAATTTAATTAATTAATTAAGATGATTAAAGAGGATTTGATTAATTTTGAAAAAGAAGTGATTGAACAATGGAAAAAAGGAGAAACTTATGGTCCGGTTCATCTATCTGGCGGAAATGAAGAACAATTACCTAAAATATTTAAAAATATAAAAGACAATGATTGGGTTTTTACAACACACAGATCACACTACCACGCTTTACTAAAAAGTAAAGATAAAAAATGGTTAATGAATGATATTATAGTTAAAGCAAATTCAAGCCACATTAATTCTAAAAAGTATAAAATATTTAGTTCAGCAATTGTTGGAGGCAACTTATCTATCGCTTTAGGAACAGCTTTGGCAATTAAATTAAAAAAAGGAACAGAAAAGGTTTGGTGTTTTACCGGAGATATGGCAAGTGAAATGGGACAATTTTTTGAAGTAATTAAATATGCATTTTCAGAAGAATTGCCAATTATGTTTGTCATTGAAAATAACAGTTTAGGATGCGAAACTCCCACAGGAAAAGTTTGGAAAAAATGTTTATGTTATGAAAATATTTATCCAAATGTTATTAGATATAATTATAAAAGAATTTATCCGCACTGCGGAACTGGAGATTGGCTGACATTTAAAAAAAAGTTTAAATCAACTGGAGATTATAATGCCTATAAATAATAAAAAATATCAGGAAAATGTAATTAAAGCAATGGAATTGCTTGGAAAAGACAAGCAAACTATTTTCTTAGGACAAACCATAGTTTATGGTGGTTCTCCAATGTTTAAGAGCTGCGAGAAAGTTTCAAGTGAAAAAAAAATAGAAGTGCCTGTTTTTGAGAACACTCAAATGGGAATAAGTACAGGATTAGCATTAGAAGGATTTATTCCAATAAGTATATTTCCAAGAATAGATTTTTTAATTTGTGCGGCAGATCAATTAGTTAATCACTTAGATAAAGTAGAAGAAATGTCTAAAGGAGAATTTAAGCCCGGAATAATAATTAGAACACAAATAGGCAATAAATATCCCTTATATCCAGGAATACAACACTGCCAAGACCACACTAAAGGATTAAAGGCAATGTTAAAACACACTTTAGTGATTAAAATAAAAAATGAAAAAGAAGTTATGTCTAATTATAAAATAGCATTAAAGAGAGCTAAACAAGGAAAATCTACTTTATTAATAGAAGTTCCAACAGGAGCATTTTTATGAGAGGAGTAATTATTCGCAAAGCAAAAATAATCAATGAAGATGAACGCAGAAAGATAATCAGTATTTTAAATGGAGAAATCGGAGTAAGAGATATTCATATTTTAGAAATGAAAAAAGGAGATAAAAATGAAAATGGTTTTATTAAGATGCCTTTAGGAAATCATAAACATTGGTATCCTGAAGTATGCTTTGTATATAAGGGAAAATGTAAATATTGGCTCAAAAACAAAGAAGATGAAACAATGGAGTATGATTTAGAAGAAGGTGATATTATGTTTAGAGCACCAGAAGTTGTACACACATGTATGTGTACAGAAGATACTATTTTAATTGATGGAGCAAGTGAAGGCTGGATTGAGGACCAATGGAATCATGTTCAGGAGAAACTACAATGAAAATAATGGTATTTGGGGCGGGTGGTTTTGTTGCATCCTATTTAATAAAAGAGTGCTTAAAAAATGGAGATGAAGTTATTATTCTAAACTCAGAGAAAGTTGTAAATACTAAAAAGGAGATTAATAAGATATGGCAACATATTTGATTACTGGGGCTGGAGGATTTGTGGCTTCTTATTTAATAGATTTATTATTAAGCGAGAAACACAAAGTAATAGGAACAATAAGATGGCAGGAAGACTTACATAGATTAGATAAGTTTAAAGATAATAAAGATTTAATATTAGTTGAAGTTGAGCTTACTGATTTAAGTTCTGTTATAAGATGTATTAATAAACATCGTCCTGAAATAATTTCACATTTGGCTGCACAGTCGTGGGTTACAAGTTCTATGGACAATCCTATTTATACCATGAAAAACAACGTAGAAAGTACTCTAAACATACTAGAAGCAGTTAGATTAATAAACGATATTCAGAATGCTGATTGGCCGTGCTATGAAAATCCAGATAGTAATCCACATGTTGAACATTATTGTTGTGGTAAAGTAAAATATAACCCACTAATACACATATGTAGTAGTTCAGAATTTTATGGCAAAGTAGAAAGAGACGACTTACCCATTACAGAAAACCATAAAGCTAATCCTGGAAATATATATGGAGCGAGTAAAGTAACAGGAGATTTCCTTGCACAAATTTATGAAAAATATTACGATTTAAGAATATTAATTACTAGAATGTTTACCCACTTTGGCGTAGGAAGAACTATGATGAGTGCAGAGAATTACTATACAAAGGAGATAGCTAGATTAGAAAATGAAACTTGTTATCCCGATAGTTTACCTATTGATAAATATGTAATTAAGATAGGAGATGAATTGGCTATGAATTCACTTAGAACATGGGCAGATGTTAGAGATGCTGTTAAGAATTATTATACTTTATTCAAAAATCAAAAGACCGGCATATATAACGTAAGTGGAGAAACAATCAAAACAATTCAAGAAGTATTAGATTATTTAATAAGTATAAGTAATCTAGACAAAACTAAATTAAAATTTATAGCAAGTCCAGAATTCATTAGAAAAATAAACGTAGACAAACAAATAGTAGACATAACTAAATTTAAACAAGAGAATGAATGGTCAAATGAAATAACACTTGAACAAGCACTGACAGATTTATTAAATTATTGGAGAAAAAATGTTTAAAAAAAATAATTACTTTTTTGAGTTTTCAGGCGAGTATATACCAAAAGAATACATAATAGAATGTATATATGCATCTAACGGAAGTTTGTGTGAGAAAGAATGCGAATTATTTAATCGATGCTGGCCAAACAAATCTAAATTAGAGGAAAAAATAATTGATGAAGCAACAGATTGATTGGAAAAATAAAAAAGTGCTTGTAACGGGTTCAGGGGGTATGATTGGTAAAGAATTAGTTATTTTATTGAAAGAATTAAGTGCAGAAGTATTTGAATTTGACATAAAAAGGACATGGACAAGCGATAATTATGATCACGAGTCCATAAACATAATAGACAAACAACTAACAGAAGAAATATTTAATCTTTTTAGACCTGAGATAACATTCTCTTTATTTGGCATAAAAGGTAATCCTAAAATGACCAAAGAAAGACCAGCAGATTTTGTTATACCCATGCTACAAGGAGATACAAACACAATAGAAGCATGTCAAAAACATGGAGTTGAGAGAATGCTTTATACCAGTTCGATTGCAGTAGAAAATACAGAAACAGATAAATATCCCGCTTGGGCAAAGAAAACAGCTGAAACATTAATAGAAGCAATGAGAATACAATATCCCAAAGGAACAAAATATTGTATTGTAAGACCAAGCAACGTATATGGAAGATTTGATAATTTTAATAATTCAAATAGCATGGTTGTTACTTCTCTAATTTCAAAAGCATTAAAAAACAAAAAATTAATATTAGATAAGAAAGGAGCAGAACAAATTAGAGACATAATAAACGCTAAAGATGTAGCGAGAGGAATGATTAAATGTATGGAAGAAATGCCAGAAAATCCAGTTAATTTATGCTCTGGAAAAGAAATAAAAATAAAAGACATTGCAGAAGAAATATCAAAACAATTAAATATCAAAATAGAATATAAAAATTTAAATTTAATTCTTGGACCCAATAAGAAAATAATGAAAAATCCATATATTAAATCAGAAATTAGTTTAAGTGAAGGAATAGAAGAGGTAATTGAATATGTTAAAGACCAGAAGAGATAAAATAGACAAACATAAGAAATTAAAAGAATGGAGTAAATTAGTCAGACAAAGAGACAACAATAAATGTGTAATATGTCAGACAACTAAATACATACACACACATCACCTATTTCCAAAAGAAGCAAAGATGTATCATTATTTAAGATTTGATATAGATAATGGTATAACACTCTGTGCAAGACACCATAAATATAGTTATCAAATTAGTCCCCATAAAAATCCAATGATATTTGTAGGTTGGTTAATTCACAATCGTAATGAACAAATAGATAAATTATGGGAGAAAATAAAATAAAATGAGTACACACAAATTAATTATTGGATGCCCAGTAAAAAACGATGTTGAGTCATTAAAAGAAATGATAAAAAGCTTGTTAAATTCAACATTTAGTTATGATGAAATAGTGTTTGTTTTAGGGAAAAATATAACCAATGAAGCCAATGAGTTTTGTTATAATTTACAAAGAAGGTATAATAAAATTAAAATAATAAACGCAGAAACAACAACTTCCCTACATGCATATAATATTTTATTTAAACTAGCTAAAGACTTAAAATCAGATTTAATATTGACTCAAACAGATGTTATTTTTCCTAAATTATATAGGCGAGATTGGATTCAGTCAATAAAAGCATTATCTATTCTTTCGGATTGCGGGGCAGTTATACCTCTCAATGGGGGCGGAATAAGCGGGCCAGATTATGTTGATGGATTACATTGGATTGGTGGATGGTGCACTTATTTGCCTTATAGAACACTAGAAAAAATATCTGGATTCGACGAAAATTTTCCTAATGGATTTGGAGTAGATATAGACTTAACTTATCAAATCCTAAATTTAGGATTAAAAATATATCAGACAAATTATTGGGTTGATCACCATATGATGAACGAACGAGCACACGACAATAATCCAGAATCAGAAAAAATGAAAAAAGAATCAGCAGAATACTTTAGAAAAAAATGGAAAATTGGAGAATATAAATGAAAGAATGTGTAATTTTAATCAATACCTGCAACAGAGCAACAGAATGCTGTTTGTTACTTCAAAGTTTGCGAACTCAAAAATATCAAGATTTTGATGTATTTATTTTAGAAGACAAATCTAATATTCCTTTGCCAAACTTTCATTTTTATAATTGTTTAATTACCAGAATGAAACTAGAAAATCACAAAGTATTTTATCGAGAAACACCATTTAATTATGGAGTAAGCAAAGCAAGGCAAGAAATAGTTAATTGGGCAAGAGAATCAAATTATAAATTATTTGCTAGATTGGATGACGATGTAATTATTGAATCAGATTTTTTAAGTAGATTAAAAAAAATAATAAACAAAGGTTATGATTTAGCTAGTGGAGTAACTGCACCAATGATGCTTTCAACGATTAAACGAGACCCAAAATACTTAAACGGAATAATAAATAGAGTTATTTTAGATGATAATGGAAACTATGTGATGAATGGAGATGATTGCGGAATACAATATAATAAATCTGTTATTCTACCGGCACATCATTTCAGAAGTTCCGCAATGTATAAATCAGAAATACACAATAAAGTTAATTATACACCAACTAAATTAAGCAAGCATGGTTTTAGAGAAGAACAAATTTTCAGTTATAAGCTATTAATGAATGGATATAAAATTGGGGTAGATACTCAAGCAATGGCGTGGCATCAAATTACTCCCAGTGGAGGAGAGCGGTCATTCGGAGACACGATTGGATTAAATCAACAAGTTTTAGAAGAATTTACTAAAGAATATAAAGAACAATTAAATAAATTATTTATTAAATATAATTTTCCAACTAAACAAGAACTAATGAAACAAACAAATTTAAGATGACACAAATAAATATAATCGGTACGATATTTGGTACCTCAGGATATGATTCTCATACCAGGGGGCTCGCCAATGCACTTAATAAGCTCATAGATGTAAGATTATCTGTTCCAAGACCAACTGATTGGGAAAAACAAATTAATGATTCAGAGCTTAAGATGTTGAAGAGAGAGTCAAAAGAAGAAATTAACTTAATTATTGCTTTACCGCACCAATGGAAACTTTGTACTAATAATTATAGAAACTGGGCATATTTAATTTGGGAAGGAGATAAAATACCAGAATCATGGATAGAAGATTTATTAAATCCAGATATAGAAAAAATATTTATTCCAAGTAACCATGTTAAAAAAGCAATTTTAAATACTACAAAAGATAAAATAATACAAAAAAAATTAAAGATAGTTCCACATGGGGTAGATTTAACAAAATTTTATTCTATGGAAAAACCTAAAAGATATGATGTCTTTTTGGCAAATAAGGGATTTAGAAACTTAGAAGATAGAGGAGGAATACAATATTTAATTAAGGCATTTATAGAAGAGTTTAAAAAAGATGAAGCAGAATTAATTATTAAAATAAATCCCGCCTATGGAATACCAGATTTAAATAAGATAATGCAAGAATTAGGATATACAGAAAATTCTCCAAAAATAACTTTTATTGGAAATGCTGTTCCACAAGAAGATCTTGTTAAGTTTTACAATCAAGGAAATATATTTGTAAGTTCAACCAGAGCAGAAGCATTTAATATTCCTTGTTTAGAAGCAATGGCTTGCGGACTTCCAATTATTACGACTAACTTTGGCGGCCAGACAGATTATTGCAATAAAAAAAATAGTTGGATAATTTCTGGAGAATTAACAGAAGTAAAGCATGAAATTGAATACGAAGGAATAAAGTGGTTAACACCAGATATAAAGCAATTAAGAAAAGCAATGAGGGATGCAATAGATAATCCATTTACAATCATAAATAAATCACAAGAATCATTAAAAACAGCACAAAAATATACTTGGGATAACAGTGCAAAGGAGATACTAAAATGTCTTGGACAGACACAAAAAGCGTAGAAGCAATCAAATATTTAAGAGATCGGTTTCAAGTAAAAGAATTTATTGAAACAGGAACTTTTAAAGGAATAAACGCAAGACGGCACTCTAAGAATTTTGAAAAGATAACTACTTGTGAAATTAAACAAGAATATTTTAATGATGCAACAAACAATCTTCAAGGATATTTAAATATTAAACAGGTTTTAGGTGAAAGTCCAATATTCTTAAAAAAAATAATAAATGAATATAAAAAAGAAAAAAGGAAGGATATTATAATTTTTTATTTAGATGCTCATTTTTACAATCCAGAACTTCCCCTGTGTAAGAGGTTTGTTGTATTAGATGAATTAAATTCTCTTAAGAATTTTAAAAAAGGAATTATTATTATACATGATTTTGATAATGGATTGGGTCACATAATTTATGATGGTATTCCCTTAGGAATGAATATTTTAAAAGAACCGCTTTTAAAAGTAAATAAAAAATTTTATTTCTATACAAATACACTAGAGTCATGTAAAATAGTCAAGCCAAAGGTTGAAGAAATAGAAAGGGCCGGATTGATTGCTGATAAAGACACCCTAGAAAACTTAGAGTATGTGTGGGCATCTCAAATAAAAGCATTTAGAGGAATACTTTATTGCCTTACAGAAAAATTAAACGAAGACGAATTAATTAAATTAGGTTTAAAAATATGGGAATAGAAAAGAATACAAAAACCAAAGAGGAATTAGAAAGAGAGATTCATAAAAAAATTACTATACTGATAGACTTAACCAAAGAAATTCCAATAGAAGGAAGAGAAAAAAATATAAAAATAATCAACGATATGGCTGAAGATTATCATGCTCTTTTCGGAAAATATTATATTTATAGACAAACCCCAAAAAAAGGAAACTATGGAAAAGGAGAATACGGTGACTGGTGAAATAGCAATTATTACCGGCAACAGCCGAGGAATTGGCAGATCGATAAAAGGAAAACTAAGAGAATATGGAGTAATAGTCCCGGACATCAGTACCACAGATGGCTATGATTTAGTTGAAAACGGAATTGAAAAATTAATCGAAGTGTTTCCAACAACAGATATTTTAATTAATAATGTTGGTGGTGGTGGAAGATGGGGCGAAGACATAGATCCATGGGAATTTGATGAATGGGACAAAATCTATGAAAAGAATGCTGGAATTGCCAGAAAACTAACGACACACTACCTACCAGGAATGATTGCTCAGGGGTGGGGAAGGATAATCACAATAGCATCTATCTATGGAACAGAGTCTGGAGGACTTCCATGGTTTACAATAGCCAAAGCATCACAAATAGCTTTGAACAAAGAATTAGCCAGAAAATGCTATCCCGGAATAACAATTAATACTATTAGTCCGGGTCCAGTCAAGGATGCAGGAAAAAGAATAGATGAGGGTATTGAATCAATCGACATAGCAAACCTAGCGTTATTTTTATGTTCAGATTTAGCCAAAAATATTTCTGGACAAAATATTGTGATAGATAAAGGTAAGTACACTAGAT